CTGAATACTACCAGAACGGGCGCATGATCAGACGGGACAACCATAAAAGCCCATATCCGCTGCTTGTACCCATCGTGTACCGGCCTGATGCAAAGCGGCCCTTTGGTCATTCCCGTATTTCCCGTGCCTGTATGTCCATCATGCAAGGCGCATTGCGTACCCTTCTGCGTTCCGAAGTGAGTGCAGAATTTTACAGTTTCCCACAGCGGTACATTACCGGCCTTGCAAACGATTCTGACGATGGTTCTGATGCTTTTGAGGCATGGAAAGCAACCATGTCCAGTTTTATTGCATTCACCAAGGACGAAGACGGTGACAGCCCCCACCTGGGCCAGTTCAGTCAGCAAAGTATGTCCCCGTACACGGAACAGTTGCGGACGTTCGCCGCGCTGTTCTCCGGTGAAACCGGTTTGACCCTTGATGATTTGGGCTTTGTCACGGACAACCCTTCCAGCGCGGAGGCAATCAAGGCGAGTCACGAAAGCTTGCGCCTGACTGCCCGGAAAGCGCAGAAGACATTCGGCAGCGGTTTCCTGAATGTGGGATATGTTGCCGCGTGCGTTCGTGATAACTTCCCGTACAAGCGTGAACAGTTCTATTTGACCGCCCCTGTCTGGGAGCCTGTCTTTGAACCTGATGCCGCCATGCTGTCCAGCATTGGCGATGGTGTGGGCAAGATTAACCAGGCGGTTCCCGGCTATTTCAACGAACACAACCTCAGTGTATTGACCGGAATCCGCCCCGGTAAATAAGGAGGGCGCGCATGGAAGACATTGCACCCGGCCTGTTGGAACAGATTCGGGCAACCTTTGCCGATTTAATCAACCACAATGCCACTATTGCCCAGTTGCGGCAAGCCGTCCAGAACGGCACGGCAACCTATATTGAAGCGGAGGATTTTGCATATGAGGTGGGCGTTGCCCTGTCTGAAGCTTTTTCCGCGCATCTGTCCGCCGCCGTTCTTCCTGAGGGAAAACTGCATTTCAACATTGCCGAAAAGGTTTTGCGTCCTATGTTTGAGGACGACCATAAAATGGTGTCCGAAATCGCAACACAGGTGCAGACCACCTTGAACCTGAAAGCCGGTATCCGTATCAAGGCACAGACCGCCAAGATAGACGTTGACCGCATTGATGGTTTTATCAACAAGGTTTCCGTTGCTGAAAACTTTGATGATGTGGCATGGGTTCTGCGCGACCCGGTTGTGAATTATTCTCAGTCGGTTGTTGAGTCCGTGCTGAAATCGAATGTTGATTTTCAGGGAAAAGCCGGTTTGCGGCCCCGGATCATCCGAAAGGCTGAACGGAAATGCTGTGAATGGTGCAATTCCCTTGCCGGTGAATATGATTACCCCGATGTTCCTGAGGATATTTACCGGCGGCATGAAAACTGCCGTTGCACCGTGGATTATGACCCCGGCACAGGACGGCGGCAGAACGTACACACAAAACAATGGAGATAAATAGGGAGGGTTTTTATGGACGAGCCACGCAAAGGCCGCCAAACCCCCACCCAGTCGGTTGTTTTACCTTATTCGCAAAGCTTCGGGCAGGAAGCTATTGACCTTTATAATTCCACCGGCAGAATTGCCCAGGAATGGCAGGAACTTCAGATGTTTGATATTCTTGCCGTCAATGAGGACGGTCTGTGGGTTCATACCAAATACGGCTATGCAGTCCCCCGGCGTAACGGTAAAAATGAAATCGTTGCAATCCGGGAACTGTACGGCCTGGAACATGGTGAAAGAATCCTGCATACCGCCCATAGAACAACTACCAGCGCCGCCGCGTCCAGACGTTTGGCGGCGCTGCTTGATGCTGCCGGTTATATCGAAGTCACCCGAACCAAAAAGGGCGAAACATATGATAAGCATTACACTTATTCCAAACAGCTGGGCCTTGAACGAATTATTCTGCTCGGTGAAGGTGGCGGCACCATTGATTTCCGCACAAGATCGTCAAAGGGCGGCTTGGGCGAAGGTTTCGACCTTCTGGTTATCGATGAAGCCCAGGAATATACGGATGATCAGGAAAGCGCCCTGAAATATGTGGTTACGGACAGCCGCAACCCCCAAACCCTGTTTTGTGGAACACCGCCCACCACGGTTTCGTCCGGTACGGTATTCCTGAAAATGCGAAACAACGCCCTACAAGGCGAAACGGTCAACACGGGTTGGGCTGAATGGTCTGTGGATACCATGACCGACCCCAAGGACAAAGAGGCGTGGTATGAAACAAACCCGTCCTTAGGAACCATTTTCACGGAACGCTCCGTTCTGGATGAAGTTGGTTCCGACCCTATTGATTTCAATATTCAGCGTTTGGGTTTATGGCTGCGGTACAACCAAAAATCAGCAATCAGCAAAGCAGAATGGGAAGAACTTCAGGTTCATTCCCTTCCTGAACTGTCTGGCAAGCTGACGGTTGGTATCAAATACGGTCACGATGGGGACAGCGTTGCAATGTCCATTGCAGTCCGCACCGCTGACGGGAAAATATTGGTTGAGGCAATCGACTGCCGCCCGGTTCGTTCGGGTGACGGTTGGTTGCTTGATTTTTTGTCCAAGGCAGACATTGACACCGTTGTGGTTGACGGTGCCAACGGTCAGCAGTTACTTGCAGATGCAATGAAGCGGCTGAAACTGAAAGCTCCCATCATGCCCACGGTCAAAGAAATCATCCTTGCAAATTCCACATTTGTGATGGAGGGCATGACCAAACAGCTTTTGTGCCACATGGGGCAGCCGTCCCTCGTTCAGATCGTAAGCAACTGCGAAAAACGCGCTATCGGTTCCAACGGCGGTTTTGGTTACAAGTCCATTTTGGACGGTGCCAAAATCGAGCTGATGGAAAGCATGATTCTTGCTTTCTGGAAGTGTAGCGAAAAGAAGGTAAAGCGAAAGCAACAGATTCGATACTAACGGGTTCACCCGTAGTAAATACATTACCGATACCACCGGGTAAGTGGGGAGGATTTTTATTTATGGCAGAATTTACACCCATCAACACACAGGAAGAATTTGACGCGGCTGTTCGTTCCCGTTTGCAGCGTGAACGGGAAAAGTACGCGGATTATGAAACCATCAAGGCCGAAAACGGCACCCTGAAAAATCAGGTGTCCGCACTGACCGGCGAAAAGGAAGCTTTGGAAAAGAAGGTTAAGGGCCACGAGACCAACTCGGTAAAAATGCGAATTGCCCAGGAACTGAACATTCCGGCTTCCATGGCTGAACGGCTGAACGGCGAAACTGAGGAGGATATCCGCAAGGATGCCGAAGCTATGGCCAACATTTTCAAAACCGCACAGGGAGCCGCACCCCTGTACAATCCCAACACTCAGCCCCCGGCAAACGCAAGTGACGCCGCCATGGCTGAAATGCTTCATTCTTTGAGAGGAGAATAATTTATTATGCCTAACAAGTCTACTATGAACGGTATGTTCCCTGCGTCCGTGGTCAAGGAGATTTTCTCCCTTGTCAACGGTCATTCCACCATCATCAAGCTGGCAAAGCAGATGCCCGTTGCTTTCAGCGGCAATGATATTTTCACCTTCAATCTGGATGGTGAGGTTTCCATTGTCGGCGAGGGCGGCCAGAAGCCTGCCGGTTCCGCTGTTCTGGCTCCCGTCCATGTGAAGCCCATCAAGGTCATTTATCAGCACCGTCTTTCTGACGAGTTCCTGCGCGCTTCCGAGGAAAAGGCCCTGGCAATGCTGGCCGCTTTCAAGGACGGCTTTGCAAAGAAGATTGCAAGCGGTATCGACATCATGGCTTTCCATGGTGTGAACCCTGCCGACCTGAAGCCCTCTGACGCTATCGGCACCAACCATCTGGACACCGTGACTTCCGTCACCTACACTGACGGCAAGCCTGAGGAGGCCCTGAATGATGCCGTCACCCTGATTGGTGACTTTGATGTGACCGGTTATGCGCTGTCCAAGGCATTCGGCACCGCCCTGGGTAACTACAAGGAGGCCGGTATTTCTCAGTATCCTGAGTTCAAGCTGGGCGGCAATCCCGGTGTGCTGGGCAAGACCCCTGCCGATGTGAATTCCACCGTCAACAAGGGCAACGCCAACGCTATGGGCTATGTCGGCGACTTTGCCCACGCTTTCCGCTGGGGTTACGCAGATCAGATTCCCATGGAAGTCATTCAGTATGGCGACCCCGACGGTCAGGGTGACCTGAAGCGCACCAATGAGGTTGTGCTGCGTGCCGAAACCTGGGTGGGTTGGGGCATTCTGAACAAGGCAGCCTTTGCCCGT